ATATCTCCAATTTTATCTAAGTACTCAACATCTGTTATGTTTCTTTTTTCAAGTTCTTCAACTATTTTAAAGCCTTGTTTTTGCCATAGATTAAAATCAGCTTTCATTTTATGTTTGAATTTACCAGTTAATTGTGTTGATTGCTCAACTGCAGCTTTAAATAATGCTATAAGCATGTGAGACTCAAACTCAATTTTGGCTTCTTCAATTGTTAGTGATTTTTCCATGTTCTTTTATTTTTAATTTGTAAATTTTAATTAGTTCCTGTATTTCATCTAAGGTTAATTTTAAAGTTTTATTCCTGCTTTTTAATAATTCAATAAATTTTAATTTGCCTATTCTGTTTGGTAATTGAATAAAGTATTCAGCACTTGCTCCATGTTTGTGTTGGTTGCAGTGAACACATTGTCCGTGTACGTTATCTTCATTAAATCTTAAATTAGGATAACTTCCAACTGCTAAGAAATGTCCAGCATCAAACTTATCTTTAAAAGGCTTTAAACAGGTTATACAGCCTTTTTTTTCATCCCTTAGTCTTATCCATTGGTTGAATAACTTTTGTAGTGTATTAAGCCATTCTGTTCGTGTTTTTGATTTACTAATTAATTCAGCTTTTTTCTTTTTCCAAACTTTTTTTTCTGCTAATAAAGATGCGCATTTCGGACTGCAAACTTGTTGAAGGCTATTAAATGGAGTGTAGGTATTCCCACACTCCTTGCATTTTTTATCTTTAATTTTTTTCATTAATATCTTAAATTTACCTTATCTCTTCTTTTATAGTTGTAAATTTCTTCTATTAATGCCACATACTGAGTGCTATTCACACAATCAACAATTGCTCCTTGTTGTATTTTAAGCTTCTGTATAAATTCAGTAAATTCAAAATTTTTATTATTTAATAAACTATAAATAGCAAAAATAAATGAACGTCTTTTATAACCTGCATAATATTGTCCTATTATTTCTATTTTATCAGCAAAATTACAAGCTTCTAAATAATTAACTACTTTAAATTTTCCTTCATAAAATTCTTTTAATTTATCAGTTTTTTGTTGAGAAGCTTTACCTGATAAAAAAGTCAAACATTCAGTATGCCCAAAATTATATCTTTGTTTAAATTCTTTATATATCAAATAATCTTTATTTCCTAAATTACAATATCCTTCTAAATAGTCATCGCTATTCCACGTTTTAGAATTTGCATTTAATAAATGAACCTCATCTAATCCATAACCTTCACAAATAATATATCTAAGAGGAAGATTTAATTCTTTAATAACTTCAAATCTATGCTGCCCATCTATTATTTCATAATTCTCATTTACTATAATAACAGTAAATAAATAATTAGATTGCATTGATTTTTTTAATCTATTAATATGTAAAAGATTTTTGTTTCTATTACCATCTATTGACTTGAATAAATAGTAATCAGTTGTTGTGTGAACGTGGTTACTGTACTTCACCATTGGTTCTGTGTTTGTTGTTTTCATGTTTATTTTATTTGATTTATTTTTATTTCTTTCCATTAAATGATTTAAATTTCATAATAAAAATTGTTTCCAACTCTAAATATATCTGTTAGCTTATAAATGTTGCTGCAATCTTTAATGTTTCTTAATTTATTTCCGTTCCATTGTAAATGAAAATACTCTTCAAAACTTAATTCTTTTGCACTTAAAAGCAAATTAACTATCCATTGTTTTTTAGGTTCGCTTTCTTCCACTTTTTTAAGTATATTATTTTGAAGTTCTTCATCTGTTTTTAACTCAAATATCTTATATCTTTTTTCTAATTCAATAGGATATTCTTGCCATTCTTCTTCACCCCACAATTCAGGACGGGTTAAATAAAAACATAAATAACCAGTATCTGATTTACAGGCTAACATTTGCATTTGAACTTGTTGATAGTATTTAGTTGGAACACTATTTATTTGTTCAATATAAGCATCAACGTTATAAGGACATTTAATATCCATTGGTGAATAACCTATTAATACATCTGGACTTGCTCCGCAAAATTCATTTATAGGTAAAAATTCATCAAGCCATGTAGCTTCAGGGTATAATGGTAAAACAACTTTTTGAAAGGCATTAATTTGATTATTTAAACCATGCCTTGTTGCAGATGTATCAATATCATCTTTTATTCCAATAGCTTGTAATGCAAGTTCTAAAATATAACTTTGTGAGGTTTTCCCACTACCCCCCGCTAATAAGCGGGAGATATTAGAAGCGGAAAACTTTGCTATTCTTAATTCAGTATTTATCATATTAAATTGATTTTATTAGTTTAGTTTCTACTTCTTGACTAACCTCATATTTTGCCTTTATAGCATCTATTGAACCACCTTTCATTAAATACTCAACTGCTTTGCCAAAGTGTTCTGTATCGGCTTTTAAAATAGGTTTACGGGCTACCTCTTTTTTATTATCATGGTCAGCATCACTTTCTGTTTCATCAATTAAGAATAAACCATTTAAAGCATATTTACGAGCGTAACTTGAAGCTGTGCCAGTACATTGTTCACTGCTCATTCCTTTATGTTCACTCATTTCTGCAAATCCATTTACAGCAATAAATTCATTATTTAAAAAAACAGATGCTGTTGACTTTATGAATATTTTATGGTCAGTAAAGTAAATATCATCTGTTAATGAAAGCCTTAATTGATATTTATTTAAAAGTGGTTTTACAGCTTCTAAAATATCTTCAGCACTTCTATACTTATACTTGCCAAATGAATTATAATTACCTTTTGGGACTTTTAATTCTGATTGAATAGCAATTAAACGTTCATTAATTGATAATACTTTTTCCTGTTTTGTTTCGTTCGTTTTCATAATAGATTGATTTAATTCTTTTTATTTTTACTTTTTTGTAGTGAATAGATTAAAATGGTAATCCATCATCTTCTATTTTAGGACTGTACTTTGTTTCATTTGAGTAAGTATTTGTTTCATTCTCTTTTTTAAATGGCTCCTGAAATGCTGCACTGAAATACTTAACACCTTTTTGGCTTTCTTTTAACCATAATGATATTTCCATTTCTTTACCATTTACGTTAACAGTACCCCTGTAGTCAGGTTGTTTCTCGTTTGATTTTTTAGCATTCTTAAAGATTGCTCCGCTGTTTAATTTAGTTTCCATGTTTTTGTTTTTTATTAGTTATTGTAAATTGTTTGTAGTTGCTTTTTGTTTTATCATTTCTTAACCACTGCTCATTAACTGAATAACCTAATTTTCTAATCATTGCAATTAACTTGTGAAGGTTAAGTGTTCCTTGATTGCATTCTTTTTTTGTAATGGCGTAAGCATTTGAACCATTTACCGCGATGCCACTTAGTAATGCATCTAATACTGCTTGTTTTTGTGTTTTTTTCATAGTTATAAAGTTTTTACAAATATAATAATAATTAATTTTAAACCAATTTATAATTTAAATAATTGTGAGTTAAAGTTTCCAACTGTTTTTTTAACCATAAAAATTTTTCAGTTAGTTCAAAATTGATGTCTTCTTCGGCATCCGCCAATTTCTCGCAAACTTCAATTAACTCTTTTTCTGTTTGGTTAATTCTCATTAACATATTAGTTTCAACTCTTGTTAAGTTATCCATGTACATTTTAGTTTCCATATTTAGCAGTTTTTTGTTTGTAAAATTCGTTAATTAGGTCGAGTAAGTCATCATTGCATTCACCTGATTTAAAAGCCTTGTGAATAGTGACTAAACTAAACTTCTTTCCTTTTTTATCGGCAAACCTTTTTAGCTTAGTTTGGTCTCCGAATGAGTAGTACTCATTCATTGTTTCTTGAATGTGTTTGGGTATTTTCATATTGTTTTGTATAGTTTGTTTAATTCTTTGTCAAAGCTTTCAATAAAGTCCATTTCATACTGATTCATTGATTGCTTTATTATGTGGCTGCCTATCCTATCGCATTTATCATTTAAGAAGTTTAATGCGAATGTGGTGTACTCTTCATTAATAAACATTTCTAAATACCATAAGCCTAAATCAGCCTTAGTATTATTAGCTTTGTTGTATTCGTTCAATTTATCATAAATATAGGACTCCCAGTAGTTTAATTCATCGCTTAGCATGGCAATTCTGTTTTAGCAAGTGTTAATACATTAAAAAATTCTTCACGATCAATTTGCTCATAGGCACATGGAAATTGCATTGTATAGCTAACCATTTGAATTGAAACCTCATCTTTGTGATACAAAACAGTTGTAGTTCTGTTTTCTTCAATCATGTAATAATAATACTTGTCTTTTGTAAATAAAGGTAAGTTTACTTCTACTTCGATTTTTTCTTTGCGTTCAATTGTTACTTTCATGTTTTTTGATTTTTAGTTGTTATTTTTATAGTTGATTTGATAAATAATTAATTACTCCAATGTTTTCTAAATTATCAATAATAGCATATTGAAAAGAAATATCAGAGAATTCACTTTCTAAATATTTTTCTATTTGCATTTCTGTCATTCCTATTTCATCTGTAAATATAAATAATGCCTTATCTCCATTATTGTTTTCATCCCAGTTGTAAGCCTTTGGTAAATGGTTACTTACTCTTACTGTTATATCATCTATTTTATAATAATAAGAAGCTTTGTAAACTAAATTTGAAGGGTTAATTTTTTCTATTATTTCGTGCGCTTTCATAATTCTTTGTTTTTAATTATAAAGCAAATTTAAAGTAAAAATCAATCACTTTTACATTCATGGATAAAAAAAAGCAACTATTTTTTATAATAATTGCTAACTACTTGAAAATCAATAGTAAAATTTTACTTAATCAGTTTGTCGATTTGTGTTTGTTTTTGTGCAGAACCTTGAGAACTTCCAAAATAGTAACTTACAATTTGAGTACATACTGCTGATAATACACCTAACACATAAATAATGATGTCTTTCTCATTACCTACTTGCTTAAACATTAATACGTAAAACAATATAAATGTCAATAGAACAACTATTAAAGCCAAAACGGGTGTAACTATCTTATTTATTAATGGAGCTTTCTCCGCTGTTGCTATTTGTATTTCACGATTACGTGCGCTATCCATTTCTTTTTGGTACACTTCTAACTGTTTAGTAGCTTCTTGTTCCATTACTTCTAAATGGCTATTTAAAACCTTTTGAAGTTCTAAGTTAGCAGCATCTTTTTCTTCTTTAGTCTGAACAAATTTGTCAACTACATTGGCCACCGATTCAACTACTTGGCCAGCACCACCTGAAAATATTTTATTTAAAAAGTTTGGCATAAAAAATATTATTATATTTGCACATCGTTCTTTTCATAAACTAATATTCTTTGAACAACGAAGCCCTTAGTAAT